AAAGCATTCTCCAACATAATCAAGTCTTCTTGGAGAAAGAATTTTTAGAGCGTCTTTTGGTTGTTCTTTCCACCAATCAACAAGAATCTTACCATGATATTCGCCAAACTTTTGGCGGAAATACTTAATATCAGGTTCATTTGGAAGTTCAACAACAATATGAAAACGGTCAAGCTGTGCAGGATCAAGTTCATCAACGTCATAATCCGCAGAATCTTCATTTTCATCTTTTGGAGGATTAACAGCACCCCAAACCATTTTTAAGTTTGGAAATTTACGTCCGTTAATAGACTTGAACTGCTGTAATTCTAAGAGAGCATTACGAACAACTTTATTTGTTCTGTTCCACTCGTCACAAAAAATTGCCTCAACGTTATTGTCAAGATTTTCAGGAAGAATAAACTCCATTTTTTCTGTGCCATCACTCATAACTTTTGCTTTTGGAATACCAAGAAGGTGAATCCAAGGGTCTAGTGTTGCGCCAGAGAAATAAGCATATTTCAAATTGTTACGATTGAATGTTTCAATGATTTGATGACTTTTACCAACGCCCTTTTCTCCGATGAGAAGAACGTTGACTTCGGTTTTTACCCACTGATCTAATATTTCTGAATTTAATTTACATTTATTGAATTTAATCATACGACGTAACCTATGTTACATCATTGCGGACAGTTCTGCAAGCGAAATATTGCATCCAGACATGATTTGTAAAATTGACTGAATAGCAGCATCTTTATCACATTCACCTTCTGTGTAAATTGTTTGACGATCATGATAATCTATACATAAAGGATCAAAAAAGTCTGCAACAATCAAACCATTTAAATAAGGAAATTGTAAAACTGTCCAAGTGTAATGATTTGGATCATCAACAGGATATGGATTTTCTACACGATTACAACGGTTTGCATCCTCAGTTAATAAACCATAACCACAAGTGTTTACTGCAATAAGATCAATAAAACCACTAGCACTTGGGGCAGGAAGTGTAAAAGTTATTGTTGTATCGTCTTTTGAGAATTGATCTACTGGATAAGCACTAAAAACATCTAATGCCGTGAAGGGTTGGAAAGTAGACATTGGATACATCATTGGATTTGAACCACTTACGAACACTCCATTTACATCTCCAAAGCTATAACCTTGTAATGTTATAGTTGGACTTTGACCTTCTACAATATAGTATGGAGAAACATAACGAAGAACAGGTCTTCCTGTAATTGCGTAACTCTCGGTTGTAGCTGTGCTTGTGTAAGAAACTAAAGTATCGTAATTACAATAAAATTTATCTGTAAAAATGTAATCTGTGTTTATAAAACAAATAGGTGCGGAGTTTTCAACATTCGCTTTAAAGACATATCCTTTAATTGTAAAAGATGTGGTTGCAGTAACTCGGAATGGCGGGTCTTTTGGTCCTTGGTTTTTACCGGGGTATTCGTAAGAAACATTTCCATCCCAAAGAATTTCTGTTCTTAATTCTCTTCCTGATTTAGGTTCTTGCCAAGATACAATAATATATGGATTTGTATTAACTGCAAAATTCTGAATAATTTGATCCATATCTTCTTGAAACTTTGCTAGAATTGTTAATTGAACTTTTATATTCCATGGAACAACTTTTAAATTTACATAAGTTCCGTCTTCGTTTCTATATTTCAAGTCTTCGATTTTATTTTTAACACGATCATTATCTCTTCCTTGACCAGTTATTTCAACTGCCATAATTGGCAGACGAACAGTGTCTGCTGGTCCTAATAAATCTGATACAATATGACTTTTTGGTGCATATGTAAATGGAACCTTTACAACTTCTTTTGCATATTTTTTACCGTCAAATCTTTTAATCCTTACGCCATCAAATGCCGCAGCAAAGTGAGTTAAAAGAGTGCGAATTTCGAAATTATAGTTGTAATCGTCCATTAATGATATTTATAAGTTAAATGCAAGAAACAGCAGAGGCACATGTGAGAGGATAACTAACTAGAGATATTAATCCACTTGTATATGGCGCATATGTTGCAGAATCTTCTGTTAATAAACCATATCCACATGAATTCACAGCAATAACATCAATAAAACCACTTGAGTTTGGAGCAGGAAGTGAAAAGGATAATTTATTAGATGATTTTTCAAATTGTTCTACAGGGAACGCATTAAACGAATCTAAACCAGAAAAAGGTTTGAATGTAGAAACTGAATACATTTCACTATTAGACCCACTCACAAATACACCAATTGTGTCATGAAAACTATATCCTGTAACAGTTATAATTGGGGATGTTCCTTCTTTTACATAATAAGGTGCAACAAATCTCATAACAGGTCTGCCAGTTATAGAATATGATTCTGTTAAAGATTCATCAATATATGCAGTTAGTGTTTCATAATTACAGAAAAATTCATCTGTAAAAGAAATATCAGTGTTTATTAAACAAATTGGTTTTGGATTTTCTATGTAAGTTTTAAACAAATAACCTTTTATAGTAAATGATGTTGATGCAGTAACTCTAAACGGAGGTTCTTTCGGAGAGTAATTTGCAGTTGCAGGATATTGTAAAGAAATATCACCGTTCCAAAGTATTTCTGTTCTTAATTCTCTTCCTGATTTAGGTTCTTGCCAAGAAATAATAGCATAAGGATTAGTGTTTACTGAAAAATTTTGAACTATCTGATCCATGTCTTCTTGGAATTTTGTAAGAATATTCATTTCAATTTCAATATTCCAAGGTATTACTTGAAGAGCGACATATGATCCATCACTGTTTTTATAAACTATTTTATCAATTTTATTCTTAACTCGTTCATTATCACGACTTTCTGATTTTATCTCCGCTGCCATGATTGGAAGACGAATATAATCTGTAACACCAACAACATCGTATAATATATGACTCTTTGGTGCAAAAACAAAAGGAACCTTTATAACTTCTTTTGCGAATTTAGAACCATCAAATCTTTTAATTTTTACCCCGTCAAATGCGGAAACAAAATGTAAAAGTAAGTTTCTTTTCTCAAAATTGTAGTTATAATCTTCCATTCATTCTATTTATGTAAATAATAACATGGCGTATAATGTTCCATTCGTTTTTAATCCACTAAATAAAAATCCTGTGTTTAATTCTACACAGAGTAGAGTTAATGATTTAGGAAACACTGGAATTCCCACAACTGAAAATCCTTATGTTAATAGATGCGATGATACTGTTTCTAATGTGAAAAGTAATTATCGTGGAATGGTTGCAAACTATGCATCTAATTATGGTATGCCTATTTCTTATTGGAGCACTGGATATAGTCTTCAAGATCAAAATGAAATATATGGTGAAGACCCAACTGCTCGCTATCGTGGTCCAAGAAAATTAAAAGCTGTTATTGATTTTCAGTCTTATACAACATTTTTAACAAAATTCGGTGTTATGAGTGATCTTGATATTGTCATTTATATTCCAATTCAAAATTTTCGTGAAGTTTGGGGAGAAGTTATTCCTCTTGCAGGAGATTTATTTCTTATTGATGATTCTGCATGTGATCGTCCTTTAGGTCAGTCACCAATTGTTTTTGAAATCACTGAAAAGCATGATGCGATTAATCCTGCTGATTTTATGGGTGGTCACTTTGTTTGGAAAATAACTGCAAAACGCTACGACAACTCCTACGAACCGGGTGCTCCACAAGAGAAATTCCTTGGTGGACCTGTGGATTCTGGAGATTATGGAAAAATCGAAAGTTCTATTGATAATACAATTATTGTAGAAGATCAATCTCCTACAACAGCAGATGAAGAAGCAAAAGAAGATTTTGATACTCCAAATGATTCTATATATGGAAAATATTATTAATTTCTATAAATAAGTGTATGATTATATCCAGAAAACTCATTGTTGAGCAACCAAATTACGATTTGGAATTTCTATCAGAACAAACTAATAGAGACAACGAAAAAAGAATTTATATCCGTGGCCAGTACATAATGATGAATCGCGGTAATAAAAACCGTAGAAAATACATGGAAAGTGAAATGATTCCTGCGGTTGACACTTACATCGAAGAATATGTTAAACAAAATCGTGGTGGAGGTGAATTAAATCACTCATCTAATCCTGATGTTGACCTTGGTAAACTAGCAGACAAAATTGTTAATCTCGAAAGAGATAAAAGTGATCCTGATTTTTATATTGGTAAAAGTCTTATTCTAAGCACACCATCTGGAAAGATTCTTGAATCACTTGTTCATGATGGTGTTAAATTTGGTAAATCTACAAAGTGTCTTGGTCAAGTATCTGAAAGCACTGACGGATTCAATGTTGTAAAAAGTCCAATCGTTCTTCTTGTAGACAACGTTTTCGACCCTTCTGTAGCAACAGCATTTGTAAATGGTATTCTTGAAAATAAAGAATATATTATTTCTGATGATGGTCGTGTTGCAGAAACTTATCAAGCCTTAGAAAAGAGATTAGCGAAGTATCCTTCTCGTCACAAAGATGCAATCAACGATTATATTCGTGAGTCTCTTGAAAAATTCCTACACGCACTATAATGAAACAAGACTTAGAAACAATTTACGAAAGTATGTTAACTCCATCTATTTTAGGAGTAATACGTCAAGCTTTACCTCTTTCACCTGTTAAGGCATTTGAAGGTAAACGCGAAGATGAAGAAGAAACTGAAGATGATGAGGAAGATGAAAAAGAATGTGATGATGATGTGGCAGAAACTCATGTAGAAATTGC